TTTATGGCTGCAAAGCACAGTACTGGGACCACTTTAGGTCTCAAGTATTGGTTTACTAATATTGAGGATAAGTTTACTTTCCCAATAACTGGTACGCAAACTGCTATTGACTTGTTTCAACTTTATCTAGAGTTTGACCCTAGATTGCACGATGCAATACATAGACTTAACCAGTATTCTGATAAACCTATGTATGAAGTTGTTACTGGTGCACGCATTACTTCTGTACATAAGGACGACAGGGGCGATCGCGTCATCGCTGTTGAGCCCACTCTGAATATGTTTTTCCAGAAGGCTCTCGAGACGATTTTGCGTGATCGTTTGTTACCTTATGTTGACTTAAGTGTCGCACAAGAAAATCATGGGTTCTTGGCTTTTGTGGCTAGTTTGCTACGGAACCAAGGGACCATTGATTTTAAATCCGCTAGTGATAGTGTCTTGACTGAGGTTTTGTCAGGATTATTTCCTCCTAAGTGGTATTGTGTACTAGACTCGGTAAGATCAAAGGAACTTACTTACAAAGGGAAACCTGTGAAGGTCCCCCTGTTTAGTACTATGGGAAATGCAACAACCTTTCCTGTAGAGACATTGCTCTTTTATAGTTTACTATACGGTGTTACTCAGAAGCATAGAAAGTACTCCGCTATCTACGATGATAGCTTTAAAAGGACGTTCTCTGTTTTTGGTGACGATTGCATAGTTGCTACAGAAGATTGTGACTCCTTCATTGAGGTTGCAAGTTTTTGTGGCTTGCTTGTTAACGACGAGAAGTCGTATTACAAGGACGGCTATTTTAGAGAGTCATGTGGTTTTGATTACTATCAAGGCCATAACATGAGACCTTTTCAAATAAAGGCTCCCACAGGAACTAAAAAAGCCGATTTGAAGCCGTGGCTTAACATTATAGTCAACAGCATTATAAAGAAGTACATTACGTATTTCGGTGCCGAGACCTATTGTTATCAAGCGATTTTTGATCTCCTTTTTGGTTTCTACAGTCGGTATAAGCTCAAGGTTGATCTTGTACCCGACTACTTTCCTGACGACGCAGGAGTAAAGTTGCTTGGTGATGTTCGTTTCCTTCGAATAATACCAAGAAAACTACTTTCTAAAGTTTTAGTAAACAAGCATGGTTTATGTAGGTTTTCCTACACATCATGGGAGTTTCCTAACACCGTTGGCTTTGGCGACATAAGATATTGGAATTCTCTCAAATTTCCTGTACAAGCGCCCTTTGACGGGCATGAAAGAAGCATTGGATTTAACTCCGTGCCTCTTCCATTACAGGGTGAGAATGCCGACGTCTGGGTCTCCAAAAGGAAAGGCTGGTATAGAAGTAGGGTTGCTGAAGGCTTCATGCCTCAGTCATTTTTCACATTCACTTTCTTCTCGGTCTGGAAGAC